AGTATTGAAGTTAAGATTCTTTTATACAAGTTATGCATTACATCAATCTCCTAATAACAATAATAAGATAATTCTTTTTCTCATTCTATCATTATAACGCAATTAATCACTCTGTTAAATAAGCTTTGTGGCAAGAATCTAGCACAAATTAGAAACTGCTGATTAGTGAAAGCTCTCGCATAGCATTCGGGTCCACACGTTTCTCTGCTGCCTCTATTGAACGCCGTAACCAACCCTTATACTCAACTCTTTCCATTTTTCAACTCATCCAACATTGCTCGAACCTCTGCAGGTATTTCAGGCCTAGCCTGCTCAGTCGTCTGAACAAAAATATGCTGTTTATCGTTGTAAATTTCTGGTAAATGGTTCATCAAATAGAACTTTAACGCAGGTACATCTGGAGCCATATGCTTGGTCACTATCTTTGTAACTTCCATATCTCCTGTCTCGGGATTGCGGGTTCTGGTTGTTTCTCTACAAGAATAACCATTTGCCCGTTTAAACAACTTAGGCTCAAGTTTCTGGGCTCTTAATCGTTTTGCATGCTGTATCGTATCCCATAATTCCTTTTTCTCCTGCATCCATCGATAGAAGGTGGTAGAAGAAATTCCTAAAGCCTGGATGATTTCTTTGTCAGTTGCACCCTTTTCAACTAGCTTTACCGCTAATTCTAAAGTTCCCGGGGAGAATTTTCCTTTTGGTCCTGTTTTATTACTCATTCTTAAAGCATATCAGATATCAATAGTGACCACAGGAGTTTATGAAACTTTGCAACTTGTTGTTGGGTAGGGAGTTATATATTATCTATTCTTTCCTTGGCTATAGCGAATATCAACTTATCCACTTCAATACCGATAAAATTTCTACTCAGTTTCTTGCAAGCAACTCCGGTAGTACCACTACCCATTGCAAAGTCAACTACAGTCTCACCTTCGTTTGTATAAGTTTTGATAAAGAATTCCATAAGTTCTACTGGTTTCTGTGTTGGGTGCAACTTACTCTTTTGTTTATCTGTCGCAATCATAATAACACTTCTTGGGTATCTATCGGTAGAATCATACGAGATATATTCATGTTTACCATAACACTCTGTTTCTATGCAGTTCCTTTTATGAGTTAAAGTAGATATTTTTCTTGTATGTCCATGTGTCATAATTGGATTGTAAGTAGGCAACTTTGAATAGAACACAACCACATCCTCATGCGCCCTCATTGGCATTTTTTTCGCATTAAGATACCCTGTGGGAGTAGGTTTTTCCCACACCCAGCAATATCTGAACATCTTCATGTTTGAACTAATTAGCGTGGTGGTAAATGGCTGGCTTGCTGTCATAACAATTGCACCATTAGGTTTAATTAGCTTATTTAACCTCTCCCACATCTTATCAAAAGGAATTACTGAATCCCACTTGCAAGCAGTTGTTCCATAAGGAGGGTCAGTTAATATCATATCAACACTACTATCGGGTATGTTCTTCATTTCCTCTAAACAATCACCATATATTAATTTACCCATACTCTATCTCCTTTTATTACTCAAACGGATCATAATCAGCCAGACTTTGATTATCCTCACCACGTTTCTCTGCTGCAGCTGCGGAACGCCGGACCCAGTCCTTGTATTCAACTCTTGTCATTCTTGATCTCATCTATTATTGCCTGCACGTCAGGATGTACAGCATGGTTTACATCAAGCTCACCTCCATGCTCAACAACCTTCTTATCCTGCCATTGCTTCGGGTCGATGTTGTTCTTGTAATATTGGATGGCTCTAAGGTCAGGCATTACTCTCTTGGTCACTTTCTTGGTGATCCGCAGCTTTGGATCAACAATTACTCCACCAACTCGATTAGGCTCCCTGGTAACCTCATTAACCACTCCACCCTTAGCAAGCTTCATCAGTGCTTCGTCCATATCATCAGAGATCATCAGCTTTATCTCATTGACCATCTTCGAAAACTCCGATTTGTCCTTCATCCATTTATAGAAAGTTGACTCTACAATCCCAACCTTCTTGCATGTTTTCTTTATGGAAGTCCCTCTTCTAAGGCACTCACACACTATTTTTGGTGTATTCTCTGGATCATATTTCATGATTTATTCCTCCAATAAGCCATCAGATTAATCGAAGTCTTCTATCTTTAAAAAACTAGTTAGGTCCAACTAGCTTTGCAGCTAATTGGAGAGTTTCTTCGGAAAAATTCCCTTTAGACCCAAGTTTACTGTTTTGAATTTTACCATAATTAAAAATATGCCACATGAGTTCGTGAAACTTTGAATTCTGCCTTGCATACATCTTAGATACCACTCAAATATGGAGATGATTAACCCCACTTGCAGGTGCAAAAAAGAAGCCGCTCCATATTTAGAGTTTCAGTTTGTGTTAATCCATTATAAAAATTGAGCTTTGAGTGTTGTTTTTGTAGTATTTAATAGCAGCTAAACTGGGAGGTGCACTCTTAGAAATTTTCTTTATTGAAACAAGTTTATCCTCAACATACCTTTCATGGGTTTCAGTATGTGTATATCCATGTGCAAGCTTAAGCAGGGGTTCATCTAGGATATCAGAGACAATCTGTTTACCCACTGCTACCATCTCAGAAAACTCAGGTTTTTTCTTCTTCCATTGATAAAATGTCTCCTCAGATATTCCTAATATTCTACAAATCCTTTTGTTCGAATATCCTTTCAATATAAGTTCTCTCACTACTCCGGGTGTTTTGTCTGGATTATATTTCATAGCAGTCCTCATATATAAGTACTAATGCAATCCAATCAATTTTTGCTAGGTTCATATCAAACTATCCATATGTCTTTTATTCCTCTTAGCCATTCTGTTCATCTTCATTCTGAGTCGTTTCTTCCCTTGCTAGCTCGTGCTTCTGCAAACTTATACCCATGCGCTGTACGAATTCACGTCTTTGCTCATTCGTGAGTTTTCTTCCCTTTCTATTAGGGTTCGTTCCAAATCGGTATCTGTACAATGGGCAATTCTCAGCAGGGCACAACTTCACTTCATTTGCACTACCGTTTGAACAGTCAAGGCAGTACGCTCTGATTGATTTAACTGGGCTCAGATTCTTCTGTTCTTCGTTCATAGGGTAATCTCCTTCACATTCTCGACACTTCTTACCACCGAGTAATAAATCCCGGCGACTTCACACCGTGTTTGAAACTTCTTCTGTTTGTCAGATTGTGAACCACCTGGAGCCTTCACTTCGACGTACCCAATATCTACACCGTTGCCAATAGATCTTGGTAGCCAAACCACCAGGTCAGCCACCCAGCTCGGAGTCCTGCAGAGACTAATTGAGCCTGCATAATCCTAGATCTTCCAGCTGCCTCGTTCGGCACGGAATGAAAAAATTTTTCCGTAATTGTAGGTATTTGCAAATATGAACTTGAATTTGTAATTCTGGCATAGTATCTCCTGTAGCGTTACCTGATAATCGGGTTGGTAATAGTAACTCCCTATATAGGGGGAGTTACAAATATTACCAAGAATATACCGATTCTTTACGATTTAGTAATATTGCTAATATTACCAAAGTTACAAATATTACCAACAGCATCACCTAGTTTTTACTCGCAATCACTAGGGCGGTAACCATGTCTTTATCTATCAAAATATAGCCTGAACCATGGTCTTCAATGACCCCTGCATCGAGCAGTTTTCGAGCTATTCCTTTGCCACTAGACTTGACTACTTGAACGGCTGAACTTTCTTTTCCAACCTCTCCATTTTCAACCAACCAAGCAGCCCAATCTTTCCGGGTAAGATAGGGAGATCCGTCTACTAAATCTGCTCCAGAACGAAACCATGCACGTTCAAAATTCTTCTTATTTTCACGCATTTTTTTCTTCTTTGGATCTTCTTTTACTTTTGCTTCGCTGTCATATACCGGGATCAAAGAATTAATATCATCACCATCAATATTTTTAACACCGAGATCTATACTCTTCATAATAAATCCAAGAGGAGCACTTGCCATATCATCCTTCTGCCTTTCACAAGTCATAACTGCAGTGAAATCATCAGTCCCTTTTTCTATAAGAAATGAAGTGTCTGTAGCACCTTCTAAGCTGTTAGATCCTCTAGCACCTTTGGTACTATCTTTTCCAGAGTGGTGGATAACCACGATCTGAATACCAAAATCATGACGTATGCGGTCCGCTGCAGATACAACGGTATTCATATCAACTTTATAGTTTTCATCTCCGTCCATAGACCGTGCAAGCGTGTCAAAGAAAATAAATTCAGGCATAGGAGAAAGATTACTGATAGTATCAAATAGTTCCGCAAGATCTTGCTTATCATCGAGTTTAGTTGCTATAGGAAGTATTGATACACAAGAAAGAGTTTCTAAACCTTTATGTATCCTCCATGCCTCAAAACGCTTAAGAACTCCCATCTGTCCTTCAGCAGCAATATAGAGTACTGATCGTTGTTTTACTCTCTTACCATGCCAGTCTATGCCATTAGCCATGGAGAGTGCCATATCAATGGATATAAAGCTTTTATATGTCCCTGGAGCTCCAAAGATCATAGTTAGCCCAGATGATTCTGGAATAATATCTTTGATAACCCATGAGGAGTTTAATGTTTCTAAGAATTTTTCATGAAGATTTTCTGGTGTGATAGTTGCAGAAAGGAATCGGTTAGTCGTAGCAGGAGCAAGGAGTTTATCTAAAGCACCACCTTGCTGTACAAAGTCGTTTACATCAGAGGATACGGGGGACACAATCACCGTTGCACCGTATTTCGCCCCTGCCTGATCTGCGTACATTTTTCCTGCTCCATTCTTATCAAGGTCTGCAACAATCACAATAGAGATGGTGGGGTAAATGGTTCTGATAATTTTGGTTACTTTTGGGATATTACTGGATGAGTATGCAACAACAACAGGAAGTAGCATTGCTTCTCTAATTGATGCTGAGGTGGCAAAGCCTTCTGCAATAAAGATGGTTTTACTATCATCAACGGCCCCAATGATCTGGAACTTCTCTGATGTTGCTCCGCCGGTTTGGTAAAGTTTATCACCGTTGTCAGAAATATACTGAACACTGGAAATATTCCCATCTTCACCATAGAGAGGAACCACCAATCTACCATCTCCTGTTACTCTTGCACCGTGGGCTTGTATACCTTTTGCGACCAGATAGGGATGATCCTCATTGGCTGGGATACACTTTTCCCAGATATCGACTACCGTTGAAGCTGCAGCTTGATGTTTTAGTTTTATCTGTAAGTCTCTTTGAATCCTAGCTTCTTTCATCCTCTTAGTATTTTCTATGTTCTCTAAGTCAGTTAGCTCCCTACCAATATTAGCTCTCCAGGCATGTTCATCACCAGTACGCCAGTCACCAAACCTACCTGCAGGGATATTATCACCGTAGGCTACATACCAACCAGCATCGTCTCTGCCTTTATCGCTCGTAGGGAAGCGGTGGAACTGTCCATCTAATAAGATGGTACGGGGGTAAAACCCAGCATCATTCATAGCTCTCTGTAATTGTACCTCTGGTGTTTCCTGGGTATGCTCAAATAATCCTATGATGTTTGATAAGTTTCCCACTATTTGCTCTCGAAATATGTTTCTAATTCTTTCAATTTCTCAGAGACAGTTCTCTCGATCAGGGTGATCTTTCCTGCATGGACTTTGAACTGAATTGAAATATCTGAATACTCTGCATTTTGTATTTGGTTTTCTAACCAGAGGAAAAGTGAATGCAAGCTATTTGTCACTATTCACCTCCTGCACTGTCATCATTGATTCCAGGTCATCAATCCGAAAACGCACTGTCGAACCAGCTATTCGAACGCAAGAAACTCTTTTTTCAGACACCCAACGGCGTAAAGTGACTTGATGAATTCCTAAAATGTTGGCCGCTTCTTGATAATTTAGTAGTTTATTGATATTGATTTTTTCCAAAATTCCCCTCCTGCAATAAGTTACATCCAAAGGGTATCACATGTATTTTTCTGTGTAACTACATGTATCTATGAAAAACACTTTGAAGTCTATGGTAAAATACTATGGAATATATGGTATCGATATTTATTCGGTCGAAAACAGAAAACCATGGTCACAGCCATGGTTGTGAATGAATGAGACTTTCGCCAATATACTGGGTAGCTGGATGTTTGAAAAACTTTGCACAGCGTCTATTATTTGAAATATCATGGGATATGGGTATGAAATAACGGTGAAAAATTCTTAATCCTGGGCTAAGCGGGTATATACAAAAAATAATACCGAAACTGTTTAGAGAATTACCTAGAGTACGAATAGAAATGGTTAACTTTGATCGTGATCAGCTGCATATGGAAATGGAAATATCTTCGAAGTACAGCATAAGTGAAGTATTGTGAAAACAGAAAAGCCAAAAGGCTTCAGCACTGAGGAAAAAGTATACAGGAAAGAAAATCAGTTTTGGTCACAGGGATGCTTTTTCAGCAGTGTAGGGATCGATAAATAAAACATTAAAAGGCATGTAGAATAGCCGGGGAAGAAGGATTCAAGTTATCTCCGAATGGAGTTGTAATGGAAACGGAGTTCCTTGAACGACGCGAATTAAGAACCACGGGGTTGCCCGCGTGTATCTATGTCATTTTTTGATTTTCTTCATCCAATAAGAAAAGGTTGTTAATATAAGTCCTTCGTTTCAATGAGAGTTTCTCACTAGTCTTAGTCAATTTATAATAATCAATTGTTTCATCCCCATTCATTATAAAATTATCAGTACATATCTCCCACATATTCTTAGAAGTTGGTATATAAGAAAATAATTTCTTTAGTAAATAACCAAAGGCTTGAAGGGTTAAAGTCTTTTCATCCCTAGATCCTGTTTCTACTTTAAAATCAACTATATTATCAGTCGTTAAACTTGCATGTTTATCAAAAATGACACCTATTGCTTGTCTCAATCCTGGATCGTTATGATCTTCCCAAAATGGAAATTCTAGAACTTTCTCAACAGGATTAATATTATTTCGTTTCTGTTCAGCACTTCTCAAATCCAATTGTTGAATAAATGACAATTCTTTCATTTCTTCATCGGTCAACATATATTTGATTTGTATTTCATACCAGCTTTGAGCTAAATTTCCCATAGATGTTAATTGTCTATAGATTTCAAAATTTTCTACTTTTTCTCGGTAAGGAAATATCATTTTTTCATCTCTGAAAATACTATTCAAATATTCTTTCCCCATATCTTTATAAGTAGCTGGTCCTATAACATATTCCTTATGAAGTTTTTCAACTTTTTCTTTAAGGAACTGTATGTATTTTTTCTTCAACTTAATAGATTTTATTGATAGGAAGAAATTCCGTACTTGAAAGTAATTGAAATTAAAATCAGGCATATAGTAAACAAACTTTGGAAATTGTACTAATTCTTTTTTACTACCCATATAAGCTCCTTTATGCTTACCACTATAAATTAATTATATATTATATTTGTACTTTATTGTAATCCAATAACATTATTAAACACCTTATTCTGCACATCTGCAACATCCTCTAGATCATTTATATGAAAATATCTTTGAGTCATCTCTTTATTAAGATGCCCGGTAAGTTGCTGGATCTTCTGTAAAGGTATCCGGGATTCCACCAGTAAACTGTTAAAGAAATGTCTATGTGAATGGAAGGAGATATTCCTTCTT